ATTTCTGGTTCAGGAATTGGTTGTTCTTCTGTTCCAATTGCATACAAGTTTCCACCAAAAGGATCTAATCGAAACTCACAACGACCTTTGATCATCGTAACATACTTCTCCAATGCCTCGGTGAGAGTAGGGAGGATCGTTTTCTGATCCTCTCCTACCACCATCTGCCAGCGATCACCAGGTGGAACCCTTACGGCGATCTTAGTCAAAACTTCTACTTGTCCTGTCTTTGACATAACCTTTATTAAAACATTCCTCCCATATCCATTCCCATGCCACCGTCTGCTTTCTTATCTTCTGGTTTATCTACTACTGTACATTCAGTCAAAAGAATCGTTCCGGCAACGGACATAGCATTTTCAAGAGCATTGCGAGTTACTTTAGCTGGATCAATGATTCCATATTCTTTCATGTCTCCAAACTTCTCTTGTACTAGGTTGTACCCCATCCAAGTTTTCTTCTTAGCTCCTTCCATCATTAGTTGGTAAACTTGCTCTTGAGAATATCCTGCGTTGGTTAGAATCTTAGAGAACGGTGCACCACAAGCTTCATACACAATACCTCCACCAGTAGTGTTACGGTTTGTGATAGCGGTTCTAGCACGCAATAGAGCGGTACCACCACCAGGAACAATTCCTTCCGAGATAGCAGCCTTGGTTGCATGTAGAGCATCTTCTACGCGATCTTTACGCTCTTTAATCTCAAGTTCAGAACCTCCACCTACGTGTACGATTGCTACTCCGCCTGTGAACTTAGCAAGACGTTCTTGTAGTTTTTCCGTTTCGTACGGAGTCTTAGCTTGGTCGATCTGCTGCTGTAGTTCAGCAATACGTGCTTCGATTGCTTCTGCAGAACCTGATCCATCTACGATTGTAGTGTCTTCTTTCTCTACAGTTACCATACGACATTCTCCCAACCATTCTGTTTTCAACTTATCAAGCTTCATTCCTTTGTTAGGAGAGATTACTTGACCTCCGGTTAAGATAGCCATATCTTCTAGAATTAAAGTACGACGATCTCCAAAGTCTGGTGCTTTTACAGCTGCTACTTTCAAAGTACCTCGCATCTTGTTTACAATTAGAGTCGCAAGTGCTTCGTTATCTACATCCTCTGCTACGATTAGTAGTGATCGGTTTTGCTGTGATGCATACTCAAGTACTGGTAGAAGTTCCTTTACTGCTGTGATACGACCATCGTACATCAACACCCAAGGCTTATCCAAATGACATTGCATTGTAGTATTGTTGGTTACGAAGTAAGGAGATTTGTATCCTCGATCGAATTGCATACCTTCTACTGTTTCCAAGTAAGTTTCACCTGAGCGAGATTCTTCAATGGTTACTACACCATCACGTCCTACTTTCTCCATTGCTGTTGCAATCAACTTACCAATCTCTACATCGTTATTGGCTGAGATAGTTGCGATTTGCTCTAGCTGATCTTCAGAGGAAATGTCTTCAGCTACCGACTCTCGTAGGTACTTTACTACTTCCTTCACTGCACTTTCCATGTTACGTTTGATCTCAACTGCATTCTGTCCATTATCCAAATGAGATAGACCTTTGTTAATCATTACTTGTGCAAGTAAGGTGGATGTAGTTGTACCATCTCCTGCCTTGTTTGCAGTCTTAATAGCTGCTTGTTTAACCATTTGTACACCTAACTCCTCTGTAGGATCTTCCAATGTAATGGATTTAGCTACCGTTACACCGTCTTTGGTTGATTGTGGGAAGTCTCCTGGTTTAGAGATTACTACGTTACGGCCATTAGGACCTAAGGTTGCTGTTACTGCGTCTGCAAGTTTGTTAATACCTGCTAGTACTTTTTTGCGAGCTTCTGCTCCGTATTCAATTTGTTTACTCATAATTAATCTTGTTCGTTTACGATTACTGCTAAAACTTGACCTTCAGGACAGATATAATACTCTTCTCCTTCGATTTCTGCCTTTACTGGACCCATCTGTGGTAACACTACTTTCATTCCTACATCTAAAGTAGTTGGGATTAACTCTCCTGTGATTGTGTGTTTACCTGGACCAATCGATACGATAGTTCCTGATAGGTTCTTTTCCTTACCTAAGTCAGGTACGATAATTGAGCCATGCATTAGCTCATCTGTTTCTGTCGGTTTTACAATAACCGCATCAAATACTGCTTTTAGTTTTTTAGCCATATTAATTTTGTACTACGTTTAGTTTGTCTACTATTGATTGATAATTTGTAACATACTCATTAAGCGAATCGAATTGACCTGCTCGGGATTGGTAAGAGGCAATGGCTTGAACGCATGCTGAAAAGGAATTGAAGTATCCTACTGTAGCTGCGTGTCCTTTATCTCCGTTGTACCTTTTCATCAACGTGAAGTTGTATTCATCCATCGTGATGAAGAAAGGTTCCATTGCAGGATCGGTAATTACTCCGCTGTTCTGATCATTTTTCTTTTTTCCCATAACTGTTAATTTATACTTCAATATACGAAGTATTTTGCGATTACGCAACAGTGTTCTTTAAATAAACCCAAGGGCGATCGGGTTATTTAATCTTTAAAGAACGTGGTTTAGATGCTTCCGCAAATGGAATAGAAATGTGAAGTAGACCTGCTTGCATACTTGCTGTTGCTTGTGTGAGGTCAAATCGAGTTGCTACTTTGTAACCTAAATTAAACGATCGTCTAGCAATGCTCTTGGCAAGGTACGTACGATCTTCTGAGTCTGGAGTGTCATCTCCTTTTGGTCTACTGTAAGATACTTTTAGGATGTCTCCTTCGATATCGATGTTAATGTCTTCCTTGGATAGACCAGTACATGCGATTTCAAAATGTAATCCTTGTGGATCTTCAAAGATGTCTACTGGATGTGGGTGTTTAACTTCGTTTAGTGTGTTGAAGTTTGCGTTCGAATTAAAAAAGTCCCTAAACAGGATGTCGAACGGGTCATGGGATCTCTCCCTCATTAAAAAGTGTGTCATAGTTTTAAATCTCCTTAGATGATTTAGTTTAACAATAAATTAGTTTGTGCCCTTGGGTCGATATATAAATATACAAAAAAAGCCTTGACAGTGCAAGGCTTTGTAAAAAATTTTTATAAATTATTTTTTATGCCTTTTTTCTCAAAAGCATAGAGTAGTATTTTACAGGCTGAAAATCTTTACCTGAGGTAAGTTGGCTCGATAGTTCTTTTGCATCTTGAACTACTTCGGTATCATTAGCCATTGAATTTTTAATAGCATCTAAAACAGCTTTATCTTTTGATTGGAAATAAACTTGGCTCATATCGTAATCAGGTTGCATGATTACATCACCTTGTTTATTCTCAATATTTCCTCTAAAAGTTTGAACCATCCTACTAATAGCAGGATCCTTTGAAGCCAAAACTTTTTGACCTTTATACTCTCCATCAGCTGTTGTAGGTAATTCAGTTGAATGGTAAAGAGCGATGGCTGGGGAACCTACATCAAACCAACTATCGCCAGAGCCATTCCATACCCATCCTTTAGCTTTAGCTAGGTCTAAAAATGGTTTAACCATTGATTCAAAATCGTCATAGGACATTTTTTCATTTAACATTTGCATTTTCTGACTGTATTGAGTCTCAGTAATTACACCTGCTAGTTTCTGCATTCTAACGAACTGCTCGTTGAGTGGTTGTTTCATATTGTTTTAATTATAAATAGTTTGTTATCTGTTTGTTTGGGTATTTCCAACTGATCCATCTTTCTCGGTTGTTGTTAGCATAAAGGTTTGGACGCCATAAGATCCTCCGCCCGGCACGGGGTAAAATTTGATATCGTCTTCTGGTTCCAAAGCTGGGAATTCTTCAGAAACTAGCCCCAGGTACTTTTCGATCTTATCTTTGTTATGTTTAACACCTACTTTCAAGTCGCCACCTCTGGTAACTTCGATGATTATATTGAAACCTCCAACATTTGGAAATATTGATCCTTCTCCTTTAGTGTAGGTTGGTGTTGCCCCTGGTACTTTTTTAAAAAACTCATATAATTTTTCAGCATAGTCTTCCAATACCGACTTTTCTTCGTTCAGTGCTCTAGAGATCTCTTCTTTGATGATTTGTCTCAGTTGCGATACTTTCATATTGTTTTTAGTTATAAATAGTTTGTTTTTTTCTAGAATTAGTGTCCATCTCTAAGGTTAATCGCAATCTCTGGCGGCGCTTTGAGTATGATTCCTGGAGGTTGTGTTGTTGTTTGCATTAGATGTTGTACGATCTTAGCTGCTTCATCTGCATACTCTTCTTTCACTTCCATAACTAATTGGTCATGGATCTGTGCAATTACTTGAGCATCCCATCCTCTTTCTTTGAAAGCTCTATTGATTGCAAGTGCTGCTCTGTTAACTACTGATGCTGCAAATGATTGGATCTGAAAATTCAGACAGTTGTTTAGAGCATTTTTGTAATCTCCATACCATCTTTGTACTTGTTCCGATCCATACTCCTGTGATAAGTTCTTCCGTAGTCTAAAATCCATAATTGAATCTCCGAACACATCGTATACTTCTTTTCCTTTGTTAAGATGCCTGATACGTCCTACTTTATTCTTAACGTACCCATGTTCCTTGAAATGCTCACGAGATTTATCAATCCAGTTTGCTACACCAGGGAACCCTTCTAAATATGCTGCGTGTAGTTGTGCTCCTTCTTTCTTATCGATTCCTAATGACATTGCAAGCGCATAGGGACTCATTCCATAAGCCATTCCTAACGAGTACGACTTAGCTCGTTGTCTTTTGACTGGATCTACCTTCTTTAGAAAGTTAGGTGCTTTCTTATCTGCGGATACTCCATTCATCTTCTCAGTTTTAATAGCTACATAAGAGTAGAAGTCGTATCCATTACTAAAGATCTCTTGCAGGTTCTTATCGTCGGATACTGAAGCGAATAGGTGAGGTTCTAGTGATTCGTAGTCACAATCTACAAACTTATACCCTTCTCTACTTACAAAAAATGCTCGAATCTCGTTTGTGTATCTAATTACAATCTCTGCTGCTTCTCCATCCTCTTTAGGTTTAGGTAACTGTTGCATGTCTGATCCGTAACGTCCTGATACAGTTCCATTCTGTTTGAAGTATGGATAGAAAACTCCATTCTCTGCTTTGCTGTAGAATCTATCAATGTATGTTGATTTAATCTTCAACAGCTTGTTATAGATCCTCAGGTTCTCTGCCCAGTCGTGTTTAGGAGCTAGTGCCTCTAAGATATCATCATCGAATTGTGGTTTACCTTTTGCTGTTTCCGATAAAGGTTTTATTCCCAAGTAGTTAAATGCAATATCTGCTAGTTGTACTTTTGATTGGATGTTAATATAAACTCCATCGTTCTTCTCTTTCCACAACTTCAAAGAGATCTTAGCTCTTAGTTCCTCTGGTAGTGCTTCTAGATTTCCTTCCTTGAGGAAAGCAATATCCATTGGATCTGTTAGTGCTGTTAGCGTCTTAGCTGTAAAAGAATACCCTTTTGCTGTCTTAGGTAGTGGTAACTCTCTCATCTCTGCATATACGCTAGCCCACTTTCCTTTATGTGACGGAGGACATTCTTTGAATGCTTGATCGATAATCCATTCTCTAGTTTTAGGTAGAGCCATTAAAGAATCTAATACTTTCTTTCCGTATAGCTTTTGATCTTCTTGAATCTCAGCATCAATCTTTTCAATCAACTTAACATCCAAAGCAATACCTCTGTCCTCCATAGGAACTGTAACTTCTCTGTATAGAGGCATTACTTCCTCTTCGAAAAAGAACTTCTCAAGTCCTTCCTTTTGTAGGATTTGTAAAAAGTGATTACAAATTCGTAAAGTCAAGTCAGTATCCGCAGCAGCGTACTCTCCTAAGATCTGCATGTCTGCTTTGTAGATCTCAAAGTTCTCTTTTGTAGTTGTTCCTCCGTTAGCTTTGATATTCTCTTTTAGAATTAACTGCTCTTCGTTAGCTGCTTTCTCTACATCAAGTCCAATCTCTTTCTGAACCATGATTGCAATAGACTTCAATCCAAATGGATTACCATATCCGAAAGCTCCCTCTTCTTGAACTGTGTGAACTAGTAGTGCTGTATCAACCCATAGAGATGGTAGTAAATCTACGCCGTAGAAGTTGTTAGTGTACCGAGTATCGAAAGAAGCATTGTGCATCACTAGCTGCTTCCCTACTAGCATCTTTAGTAGTTTCTTTGCAATCTTATCACAAGGTATTCCTGCAATCTCTAAGTCTTCAATCTGCTGTGATTGTGGATTCCAAATACGAGTAGGAAAATAATATCCCATTCCTACTTGTCCTGATACTGAAAATCCAATGATCTGTCCGTCTCTTGGATTAAGACTAGTTGTTTCCGTATCGTATGCAATGATATCGTTGCTTTCGATATGCTCCATCAACTCAACTACCTCATCTTGAGTAGTTACTATTTTATAACTCTTATTGCTCATATACTTTAAAGATACGCATAAAAAATAAAAAAGCCAACAAAAAGTTGGCTTAATTTACTATACTGGTAGTGAAGTTATTTGGGTACTACTCTTAGGAAGCTTGATTCCACTTTGTCTCTCTTCAATGTACTCTTGTAGGAGTCTTCGTAGTACGAAATGGTAATTCTATCACCTTCGATTTTTCTAATCGCAGCAAACAACATATTGTTCTTTTTAACAATGTCATCCCCTACTCTAAGATTTGTAGGTGTTATTACTTCAAAGTTTCCATCTTCAAGCTGCGTCCTTACACTTTGAGCCATATTGTCTTCACCCGGTGATAGAGTTGCTTGTTTAATTTCCTTTTGAATTTCTTCCCGAATTATTTGTCTTAGTTCAGATACTTTCATTGTTTTTTATTTTATAATAAATATGAAAAAAAAAATTAAAAAAAAGCCAAGTATTATAAAATTATTTCTTTCCTGCAACTTGCTTTTAGGAAGTTTACGTTTGCTTCAACTAGTTCCATATCTACTGAAGCCATGTCGTATACCTCTAAAAAGTTGTGAGGAGTAGGAGTACGAGTCTCGTGATCGATACGGAAGTCTTGTCCTAAAGAAGCTGCTAGTACTGGATATACTGAGTCTGTGCTTCGCATCATTGGATGGTCGTAGTATGCGAATTCTGTTGGATCTCCTTGACCTAAACAGTGGATAGGTTTCTTCAACATATCTCGTTCCTTCAAGTAGTTGTAGGCCATGTGACGAGCTTCTTTGATTCCTTGATCTTCTTTGAATGAGCGTAAGTTGCTAAAGTGATCATCTGAAAGCCATGCATTAGGTATTGCGATCTTTGAAAATCCAATTACGTTAATCCAATCTTGATTAAGTCCCCACTCATAAGCTTCCAACCAATCTTGCTTAGTTGCTCCTTGAGGGCAGAAAAAGATATCAATCTTGTCTAGTAATCCCTCTTCCATCATTCGAGCATGAAAGAACATTGCGTTTTTGATTGTTGCATCTTTGTCAAATAGAACATCTGGTGCAATCACTTCGTCAGGCATCAAGTCGTGACAGATATCAATAAGCACATCCTCAGTAACCAAAGCTCTTTCAGCTGCGCTGTTGTCTAATGTAATCCAATATCCTTCATCTGCTTTGTGTCGGATATAGTCACGGTAGTGAGGAAACTGAACCCATAGGTGAGCTAATACAAAGATTCGATCACCTAAACCCATTGGCTCTAGATTAGAGACTGGAGAAATTACATAATAATCCATATTATTTATTTAATTGTTTATGCTCGTATATTTGTTTTATAATACGAAAGAATATTACAATCTAGAATTTTCTATCAATGAAAATAGCTCCGTGCGAGTACCTATCTCATTGGTAAAAAAGTAACCTGATAGTTGCGATGTCTTCATTACACTTTCGTGATTTAGTTGTCTACAACGTACACAGTTGTGTTGGCTTTCAATCACTACAGCTACGCCTCGGTTACCTACACACAAGCGATCGATATGGTCGTGGATCTGTTTGGTTAGGCTTTCCTGTATCTGTGGCCTGCGTGCGTAGAAGTCGACAATGCGATTCAACTTGCTCAACCCAATAACCATATCAGTTGTTTCTTTGCCTGGGATATATGCCGCGTGGCAGATACCCACAAATTGTAAATTGTGATGAGCGCACATGCTAACCACCGGGATCCTCGTTTGTGCAATAATTCCCGTATACCCCTCATCGTTTGGAAACGCTGTGATTTTTGGTTCTTCGCTTATAGATCCTTTAATCAAATCATGTACCCATGCTTTAGCTACTCGCTTTGGTGTATCAGCAGAGTGTGCATCTGCTGCCCAATCAAATCCCAAAGCGTTCAAAAACTGACCATAATACACGGCTGCTTGTTCGATCATCTGAGCTTTTTCCTCTTCAGTTCGTACAATGTTACCATTTGGTTTTTTCAGAAGTTCAAATTCTTGCTTCATATTTATAACTGTTAATTTATTTCAATATACTCTTTTTTAATCTAAATAGCAACAATTGCTATACTTTTTACTGTGCATTCTGTTGTATAAAGTTCCCACAGGTATTTGTAGCATTTGCGCTGCCTCCTTGCAGCTACCATACCTAACTCCATCAACCATACATGGTCTTTCGTGGCTTTTTCCTATCTTTGCTGAATGCTCTGCTGAAAGTGGTACTCCTTTTAGCCTTTGTCTAACTTTATCTCCAAACCCTTCTGGCTTAGCTACTCCTTTTTTTGCTTTAGATAGTTTTAGTATGGTCTCTTTTGAATGTTTTCGACCTTGCTGCCCCTTTGACCTGTTTTGTCTAACTTCATCACTATCCTGCGTTTTTATCTCTCCCTCTCCTGTAAGTTTTAAATTTAATCCTGATGAGAGGGTGTCGTAGAAGAGCTGCCAGTATCTTTCTCTCTCCCGTAACATTTCCTTGGAGCATTCCTCAATAATTTCAAAAATGTGCTGTGACCAACCGTATTTTGAAATAGATCTCTGGAGTTTCCATTGTTTGTTAGCTCTTCCTGCAGCATACTGCTTTTGTCTTTTGTTTATATCTGCGCTCTCTCCTACGTACACTCTACCTTTTGGATTCGTTATTTTATATATTCCTACCATGTTTATAAATATGGTGGAGTTAATAAAAAAGGTTAAATTTTATTTTGTTCTTTTAATATACTAAATAATTCTGACAATCCCAACTCATTATCTCTTTTTTCTGCTTTTTCAAATGATAAAGTATCTTTGGGATCTTTGCGAGCTTCGAATCTACGCTTACGTTCTTCTCGATCTACTTCTAACCATTTGTATTCCAGTGTTAAACTCGGGTAGTTGTACTTCAAATAATTCTCAATGTGCTCTAAGATGGAATACTGTCTGATCCCGTCTATCACGAAATATTGCGGTGTAGTTTGTTCAGTGTCGAATACAAAGTGTTGGTAGTGCCAAAAATCATCACAGATTGTATTTGCAATGTGGATA